CACTTGTCGCGCACTGCCGGCGACATGCCGTCAATTTCGCTCATCACGCCTACGAAGTCTGTCGGAGTGGATTCGAACCAGCGTCGAAACCATGCCAGACCACGTTCGTGGTTGCTTGAGCGACGTGGCTTCGTGAAGCGCACGCCAGCTTTGGCCGCAAATGGATTGAATTTCGACATCGAAGACTGAAACTCCACCAACTTGCAGCCCGTCATTCGCATCATGAGGTTCTGCATGCGGTATGCAATGCCGGCGCCGCGATACATGGTATCCAGCACCAGACGCGAGTTTGTGCAGGCGTGCGCGTTGATCCACTCTGCGCGATACTTGTTGATGAGCTTGGTGTCGCGCCCATCGACGTTCGGACGCAAATGCGTGAACAGCTCGTTACGGCCAGACAGCAACATCTTCGGAACCGTCATGACGCCAACGCCAATCGTTCGACCGTCAAGCACGCAGCGAAAAATCTTTGGCCCGATGCCCAGGTTCTCAGCCTTGTAGTGCAGTTCATGCAGCAGGTCCCAATCTTTCTTCGTGCCGCGCTCAACGTACATTTCTGGCAAAAGTGACAGTGTGTGACCCGCCGGCGTCTCGCGTCTTTCGACGATCATGTCACTTGCCCTTCTTGAGCGGCGGCAGTACGTTGCCAGACTGCTCTAGGGGCGTTTTGGTGCGTCCAATGTCAAGGGGCTTACCCATCTTGTCATTTAGCTGTTTGGCGATGTCTGCGGGCGTTTTTGTCCCATTGCCGCCGATCTTCTGTGCTACATCACGCGGGGTTGTACTTGCCATGTCTTTTCCTTTCAAAAAAATGTTTGTAAAACCAAATACTGAAGGCGATACCAGCCATACCGCCGGCAGCGCAGACGGCAAAAACGTCGTATGAGCCAACAGCCGCATATTTCACGAAGACGAAGTTGGCGATGCTGATGCCGAACGACGTGGTGATTGCGGCTAGGTACATGCCCTGATTCACGTTTTTCGACTGAAGGCCAAGCAGGAACACTACGAAGAAGTTACTGCAAAACATCGTGAAGTAGTCGGCGAGCGTATGTGTCATGCGAACGTACTCAAGTCTGTGTTTTGGCAGCATGGAACGTCCATGCGTCGGTGTTCGATAGTGGCGCGCTGTCATCGTGGTCATCATGGTCATCGTCATCCCATAGAGAGCGCCACCACATTACAATCGCAACGATCAGCGTATTCATACTGGCTTATATCCTTCAGGAGAATGTACAATTTCGATCTTCTCGCGGTAGCGTTTTTCAACATACAAATTAGGCGCAAGGTCCCACACCATGTCGGTATGAGTCGTCGCCACCATCAGCGTTGCGCCAACTTTTCGAGCAACCTTCTGCAAGTTGAAGGCGATGACTTTGGCTGTCGTGCGGTCCAGCACCGCAAGAAACTCGTCAGCAATCCACACACCGGCGCCGCTTTCAATGATCTTGGCGAGCTTAAAGCGGTAGCGCTGGCCGTCAGACAATTCTTGCGGCTTACGAATGAACAGGTAGGCGTCATTCAGCCCAGCAATCGACAGTATGTTCAGTGCCTCGGAGGTATTTTTGCCGATCTGGTCAATTAGTGGCTTGTCCAACAGCTCCACGTCGTCAATATTCACCACATTCAGGCCGTTCTTTTCCATCTTGACCGCCAACTCGCGCAGCACGGTAGATTTGCCCGAGCCGGACTGTCCCGTGATGTAAACCACGTCGCCTTGTTGAATCTCAAGCTCTTGATTGTCGAACACGACGAATTCTTTGTCGTCCAGGCCCAGGCCAAACGCTTCCGCAATCTCCAGAACGCGATCAGAGCGCTCAACCTCGGTATGAAAGCGCTTGTCGATTGTGTAAATCATTCCGATTCCTCTAGTCGTAAAATTTTTGTCCACCATGCAACCGCCTTGGGGTTGTCTTGCCAGAATGCGCACAGGCCATTGGCGATTTTGGTTACGAAGTCCTCTTCGGTATCCTCGTAATTGCCCCCCGTGTGAACGCCGGCGCCATACAGCCATGTAATGCCGTGCGTAACTTCGTGAATGAAAGTGTTGGCGAGGTTCTGCGTTGTCATGCCTGGGCGCAATCGAATTTTCTGGCTGATCGGGTTCATGTGACCGAATGTGCCAGCAGCTTCCGAATCCTCAAACTCACTAACTTCGACGCGGAACACGTAACAGCCAATGCGCACTGTCTTAGGAATGCCCTTGTAGCAGTCGTCACTCATTACTTATCATCTCATCCCGCTGTAACGATTGAGCGGACGAATTCGACGAATGCTTCCGCGCCCACCTTGCCTGTCTCTTCTTCAACCTGAGCCATGAACCGCACGATATAGCGCTCGTCCTTGCCTCTGATCGACTTGAAGCCTAGTGCCTTGTCGATCTTGACTTCGCGCTCATCGGTCTGCTCGATTTTGGCCGCTGTTTCGGCAGACTGTTGTGCGATTTCGGCATCCAGGTCCAGCACGAAGGCGTCTGTCTTCATTTCGCCCAGGTCGGCATTCATGAACTCCAGTTCTTTCTTGTCGAAAATGCCGTCGAGATCAAACTTCAGCGAGGCCAGCTCTCGTTGCAGAATGTCAGAGTCGATGTTGCCGATGGCGACGCGATTGTCTGCCAGACGCGCTGCGCGAACTTGCTCGTCCGTGAGATCATCTCTGACCAGTACCGGCACCTTTTCGAAGCCGAGTTTGATTGCTGCCAGGCGCCGGCCATGCCCCTTTATAATCACACCATTCTTATCCACGACGATAGGCTGGTCCCAACCGAACTCCGTGATAGATTTTGCGATCTTTTCGACCTGTTTGTCGTCATGTGCCTTTGCATTCAGCTCGTAAGGACTGATGCGGGAAATTTCCCACATTTCGATGTTGGGCTTCTTCATGCTGCGTTTTCCTGTTCTTCATATTCGATAGGGGCTGTCGTCACTTTTGGGTCTTTGTCGACCACGCATAGGGCGCGATCTACGCCAGCAGCTTCCTTAACCATCGCAATTGCCTGATCGTAAGACTTAACTTCGTTCGCTTCAAACTTCAGCAACTCGCCGTTTTTGTCGCGAGCGAATGTTCGTGCCGTAAATGTCATGCCGCCTCCCTGAACAAGTCGATGAATTCTGCGTAGGTTAGTTCTTCACTATCATCGTCTTCGCCTTCGAAGTTGCTGCCATCAATGCAGGTTTCGCACTGAAACGGATCGAACTCCTTGTTGATGCAGTCAACACACTCTGGGAACTCGCGCTTCGGATGAGGCATATCACTTCTCTCGTTGTTTGAGCAGATAAACAAGAGCGTCGCCGGCGTTGGTTAGGCTGTCCGATTCGGTGAATTTTTGGGTCTTCATGGTCTTCTCGATCATGTCCGTAATGTCGGCAATATCGTCTACAGGAACCTTGAAGCGCATGATCTGATGCGTCTGAAGCGGTCGCTCGCTTGGAATATTTGGGGCAGTTTCGTCGTCGTCCGAAAGATCTAAGTCGTCGAGCGCTATATTGATACTTGAAAAGATTGAAGCAATGTCGTTTTCGGTGTATGGCATAAAGCTCGCCAGTTCGTCAGCGCTACCAAGCCCTTCAAGCAGTTCGGCAAGTTGCAACGTATCGTCGGCGCCGTATCGACTGTTGTCTACGAGGGAAAGTTCTTTGGCTTTTTTGTCGTCGATTTTACCGAGATTGATGATTGGTACCTGTGACATGCCCATACGAACAGCAGCTTCTGCGCGATGCTCGCCGCCGATGATCTGAAGCGTGCCATCGGCGAGTTCGCGCACAATAACTGGTTTGAACATGCCAAAGCGTTTGATACTGGCTTCGAGCTTTACTTCTGCATCAGGAGAGACAACATTGGTGTTCCAGGGATTACCTTTCAGCTTCCCCGGCTCGATCATTTCAACGGAAAGTTGTTTGCTCATGGATTCTTATACATCGGTTGAGGTTAAGTCACGGATGGCTTATACTACGCCATGTCAAAACATAAGGCAAGCCAAAAGATGACTGAAATTGTGACAATTGCGTCAAGTGCCGTGAATGCCAAGCTACATCAGCCTTCCCGACGGGTGAAGCTGGAGGTTCAGCGCATTCTTTCTTACTGCGTGGAAGGCGCTGAACATTCAATGGCCTTCAAGCAGGGAAACTGGGATGGTCGCTCGTCATTTCTCGACTTCAGAAGCGGTCAGTTCCCTGCCGGCTTCGTGCATTTTGTTGCGGCAAATCTGCGTCGCAAAGGTTATGAGGTCAGGCATGTTCGCAAGCCCTTGCCGGCCCCACTTGGCCCTGAGAACCCCAAGATCGACTCCTTTCCAGATGACCCTCGCTATGATTATCAGTATGACGTGATGCGGCGCTTAGTGAAGCATGGTCAGATTATCGCGCAAGTGGCAACAGGCGGTGGCAAATCGCGCTGTGCTCGTTTGGCATATTCTCGCATCAACCGTCCTACCCTGTTTCTGACTACGCGCTCGCTTCTGATGTATCAAATGAAGGAGACGTTTGAGAAAGACCTTGGTGTACCTTGTTCGGTGCTGGGTGATGGGCAGTTTGGTCACACCAACGCCGAAGGTCATCAGTTCATCAAGAAAATGAGTGTTGGCATGGTGCAGACTCTCATAAGCCGACTTCAGGAACCGTGTCCTGATGACGACATCGAGACTCAGAACAAACAGATACGCATTCGCAATCAGACCATCGCATTGCTCGACAAGTTTGAGTTCGTTATTCTGGAAGAAGCGCATGAGGCGAGCGGTAACAGTTACTTCGAGATTTTGCGTCATTGCAAGAACGCGCATTACCGTCTGGCCCTGACCGCAACGCCGTTTATGAAGGAAGACGAAGAATCCAACATGCGCCTAATGGCATCATCTGGCCCGATTGCGATAAAGGTCACGGAGAAAATGCTAATCGACCGAGGTATTCTAGCGACGCCAAAGTTCAAGATCATTGACCTTAAAAAGAAACCAGAAAAACTGTTGCGCGGTACGAGTTGGCAGGCTGCCTACCGTATCGGCATCGTCAACAACGAAGAGCGCAATCAGGCTATCGTCGAAGAAGTGGCGCGGGCCGCCTCGTATGGCTTGTCCTCGATGGTGTTGATTCAGCAAACCAAGCATGGTGACATTCTTCACCGCATGTTTGAAGCAAAGGGACTGCGCGTTGCGTTCATCAAGGGCGAAAACGATCAAGTCGAACGCAAGAAAGCGCTCAATGACCTCGCCACGGGCAAGATTGACGTACTGATCGGTACGACCATTCTGGATGTCGGTGTTGACGTGCCTGCGGTAGGCTTGATTGTGTTGGCCGGCGGTGGCAAGGCAGAGGTTGCGTTGCGTCAGCGCATCGGTCGCGGATTGCGAGCCAAAAAGACTGGCCCGAACATTGCTCTGATCGTTGACTTCAACGATCCG